AGCGACATCCCGGCCACGCTGCACTGGTGAGCGATATCACCGGGAGGACCATGACATGACGGATGTTACCCAAGGCGCAGACGCGCCTGACGATGCCGCGTTGTTTCAGGAAGCAACTGGCGACACGTTGGACGCATTTGAGAACCCGAAAGAGCAACCAGGTCAGCCGGCTGACAAGCCGGTCGACAAGCCACCGGAAGAAAAGCCGGCTGAAAAGCCCGCAGAAGAACCGCCAATTCCGGCGGGACGCTTGCGGGAAGAGGCAGAGGCACGGCGACGTGCGGAACGCGAGCGCGATGAATACGCGGCGCGGATTGCAGCGTTAAATCGGCCCCCGCAACAGCAGCAGGAAAAGCCAGACCTGTTCGCGGACCCTGAAAAGTTCGTGATGAGCCTGGTCAAACCCTTGCTCGAACAGCAGGCGCAGGAACGGCAGCTGGAGCGCGAGAACACCTCGATGGAACGGGCCGCAGAGCGGTTCGGTCCAGAGATGGTGGCACAATCGCGTGGTGCGCTCGAACACTTCATGCAGCGTGGGGACCAGCAAGCCTGGGACACCTACAACCGCGCGATGAAGAGCCATGATCCCTACGGCGTGATTGCCGGATGGTTCCATGAGCGTTCGCAGCTCTACCAGTTGCAGCAGGCCGGTGGCATCGAGGCACTTCGCAAAAAGGAGCGCGAAGAGGCTTTGAAAGATCCTGAGTACCTCAAATCGGCTCTCGAATACGCCAGGAAGAACGCGACCACGAACGGCAACTTTGCCAATCGGGCGCCCGTCAATGCCGCGATCCCCAACATCCCATCGCTCGGAAATATCGGAGCGGGAGGCGGGGAACCCAACCCTCAAGAACCTTCTGATGCCGAACTGTTCCGGGCCGCAACGTCAGCCAAGCGGCGCTAGGGAATAACGGCGCCGCTCCCGAAGAGGTCATCTCTGATTTCCTGCGGCGATCGCGTTTCGACCCCTTCATGGGCGAAAGCTCTTCCAGCGTCATCGTGCGGCTGGCCGATCTCGAAGCCGACGGCAAAGAGGTCAACATCCCGCTCGTCAACCAGCTGTCAGGTGCCGGTGTCGGCGCCGGAACGCTGCGCGGCAATGAAGAAATGATGGACAGCTACGGCTTTCCACTCTGGTGCGACTGGGCACGCAACGCTGTCGCCAACAACCGTGCCGTCAACAAGGAGAGTTCCTTCAACGTGCGCTCTACCGCGCGCGATCTCTTGCGTGGCTGGGCGCGTCGCATCATCCGCGACGATCTCACCGATGCGCTGCTGTCAATCCCGACCGCCAGCATTCAGACCAACCGCCTGGTCTCGCCAGGCAACCGGGTCAACGGTGTGAAGTGGACCAATGCGACCACGGCACAGAAAAACTCCTGGGTCGCTGCCAACCAGGACCGCACGCTGTTCGGCAACGCCATCGGCAACAACTCGACCACGTTTGCGACCGCGATCGGCAACGTCGATGCCGTCAACGACAAGATGAGTGCTGCCGTCGGCTCGCTCGCCAAGTCGCTCGCCAAGCAAAGCGGCGTGTCGCCGTCCAACCCCGGCGTCTACAACGGCAGGCCCAAGATCACGCCCTGGGAAATGCCGGAAACCGACGAAGAGATGTATGTCTGCTTCCTCGGCGATCGTGCGTTTGCCTCGCTGCAAGGCGACCCGACCATGTATCAGGCGAACCGTGATGCGCGTGCCCGCGAGGGCAACCCCACCACGTCGAACCCGATCTTCACGGGCGGCGCGCTGATGTACGATGGAATATTGTATAAAAATATTCCCGAGATCACGCAGCGGTTGCTGCTGGTTGGTGCCGGCGCCGGCCCGGTCGACGTCGAGCCGTTCTTCCTCTGCGGCCAGGCGGCAATGGGCTATGCGATGGGCCAGATGCCGCGCCCGACCACGCTGGAAGATGGTGACTATGAGTTTGTCACCGGTCTCGGCATCGAGTGTCAGCTCGGTGTTGGCAAGATCGCCAAGGCCCCGATGATTGGAAGCCTGGCGCCATCGAGCGACCTTGGCACCCTCGTTGACTGGGGCATGGTGACCGGCTTCGTCGCCGCTCCGACGCCCGCCTGATCAATCGCGCTCGCTGGCTCACAGCGGGCGCTTTTTCTTTTCCTCACACTTAAGGGACACCAGCCATGGCAACTCGCAGGGCTTATACTCAACCACAGCAGGGCAGCAACGCCTTCGCCCGCACCAAAAAGGTGTACGGCGTCGCCATTCTTCCCATCCTCGCTGCCGACGTCGGCACCATCAACAACGTGGTGACGTGCTTCATCGTGCCAAAGGACTTCGTCATCCAGACCATCACCTTCACGGCACCGTCGCTGGCGGCATCGGCGCTCACCCTATCGATCGGTGACGCTCTGAAGACCGCACGCCTGGTCTCGGCCTCGACTATTGGCGTGGCCGGCGGCACGGTCACAACCTTGGCGGCTGGCGGCCAATACTACCAGTATCCAGCCGACACCGAGATCCAGCTGCTGGTCGCCGCCGCAGGCGTCACGCCAGCCGCCGGCAACATCACCAACTTCTACCTGGAAGGCTTCATCGTCTAGGCGTCGAGCGGTCCCGGTGGGACCGCTCATTTCACATGAAACAACGGCATCGCAATTGCGAGCCTGGAGGACAGCACCATGACCCAGAAAATCAGCGTGATCTACAAGGCGCCTGAGGGCGACAGCAAGGTGACGGAAGCTTTCGGCCACACCTTCTTCGACGGCAAGGCGGAAGACATCGAGGTGTCCGATCGGATCGCCGAGAAGATCAAGAACAACCCGGTGTTCAACCCTGGCGGCAAAGGCGCGCCGAAACCCCACGAACAGCCCCACGACCAAGACGGCGACAAGAAGCACAAGTAAATGCCGCTCTCCCACACGTCAGACGAGCTGATCAACAAGGCCGCGGCGATCCTCGGGCGCTATGTGCCTGGGGAGGCCCTGGGCGCGGTCGAGCATGACACCATCGACCGCTGCATCGATGACGTGTTGGAAGAGGTCGGCAAGATCATCACCATTGTCGACCGCAACGAGATCCCGAACCTGTTGTTCGAGACCGTTGCCAGGCTGGTGGCAATCTACGCTGCCGCGGAATTTTCCAACCAGCCGGTCGACCTCGGCATCGTCAACCAGCACGAAGCGCGGTTGCGCTACCTGATCGCGCAGACGCCGACCTACGAGGTTTTGACGACGGTTTACTTCTGATGGTGGACATCCCGTTTCCCGTTCTCAACGCGCCAGGGAGGCTTCCCCAGGCCGCGGGAGGCCGCCTGATCAATTGCTACCCGGAACAGCTGCCTGCCACTGCCGGCAAGCCCTACGCTTACTGGCGCACGCCGGGATTACGTCCCTGGGGAACGTCGGGCGGCTCGAACTATCGCGGCGCGCTGCTGGTCAACAATCTCCTCTATGTGGTGATCGACAACACGCTCTGGCAGTTTTCGCCAGGTGGCGGCGCCGGCACCGCGATCCCAGGCACAGTCCCCGGCGAGAAGCCGGTGACGATGGCGCGCAACAACGCGACCACGCCCGACGTCGTCATTGTCTCCCCTGGTGAGGGCGCGGTGATTGTCGCCTCCGGGGCGATCGCGGCCTATCCGGTCGGGAGCGGCGGCGCCACCGTGGGGCAACCGAACTCGGTGGTGTTCCATCGCTCGTTCTTCATCTTCACCTATGGCGACGGTCACACCCAGGCCTCGGACCCGAACTCGCTCAACATCAACGGCCTGAACTTCGCCAACGCGGAGAGCAAGCCCGACACGCTCTACCGCGCCATCCCGCTCGGCAACGGCCAGCTGCTGTTGTGCGGTTCCGCCTCCATGGAAGTGTGGGGCGGCGAGAACGACACCGGCTATCCCTTCTCCTATATCGCGACCATTGCCCGTGGCATTGTCGGCCCATCGGCGATCGCCGGCCACGACGACGGATTTGGCAAGGGGATATTTTTCGTCGGTGACGACGACAAGGTCTCGACGCTCACCGGCTACACGCCAACCCCGATCTCGGTGCCGGATCTCGACCTCCTGATCGAGGCCGAACCCGACCGGACCCAGATCACGGTGTCGGTCTATGTCAGTGAAGGTCACGGCATGGTCGCCGTGCAGGGACCGGCCTGGTGCTGGGAATACGACACCACGCTGCAGCAATGGCATGAGCGCAAGTCGCACCTGGTCGACTATTGGCGCGCCCTGTTCCCGATCAACGCTTTCGGGTTCTGGATCTGCGGCGATCAGAACAGCGGCAACCTCGCCGTGATCGACGGCAAGACCAATGACGAGTTCGGTGATCCCCTGTTGATCACGATCGAGACCGGCCCGCTGGGCGGGTTCCCGAAAAAGGTCCGCATCAACGCCATTGAATTGTATCTGACCAAGGGTGTCGGCGTCGCCACCGGGATCGATCCGCTGCAGACCGATCCTGACATCTCGATCCAGATCTCGCGCGATGGTGGCATGACCTGGTCGCCGCCGCGCTTCGTCAAGGTCGGCAAGCAATCGCTGACCGACGGGCGGGTGCGCGCCGCGATCTGGGGCCAGGCGCAGAACCAGGGCGTGCGCTGGCGCTTGAAGGAAAGCGCGTCGGTGAGTTTCGGGTTCATGGGCGCCGACATGGCAGTGGATGCGCTGCGATGAAAATCACACTGCCTTCACAACTGGTCCAGGTCGACATCCCCGAAGGCGTCGACCCGATCTGGTTTGAAAAGTTTCAACAGCTCACAGCGTTCGTCAACCTGTTCTCCGACATCAACTTCGCGGCGATGACGACAGGCCAGGTCTTGATCTGGAACGCGACCACGAAAAAATTCACGGCGGGAGCCAACTGAGATGGCCGGATTTTTTGACACGCTCTTCGGCGGCGGCGCCGAGAAAGAAGCGGCGGATGCCAACCGCCAACAGCTGGGGATCTATGGGCCGGAAGCGCAAAACTTCCTGACCACCGGCTACAATACCGGTGTCGGCAACATCAACCAGGCGATCGCTGGCTACACCCCGCTGTCGGATCTCGCCAAGAAGTATAGCGGTGCCAGTGATCTCTATCTCGGGGCGCTCGGCGCTAATGGTCCTGCCGGCACCGCGGCGGCGCAGAGCGCCTTCCAGAACGCGCCTGGCTACACGGGCGCGGTGACCGCGGGCCTCGATGCAATCAACCGCAGGCGCGGTGTGATGGGCATGGAAAATTCAGGCAATGCCGACATCGATGCACAGACCTTTGGGCAGAATTTACAGAACCAGCAATACAACAACTGGCTCACCAACTTGGCGGGAGCGGGACAGACCGGCGTCAACGCGACACAGGGCGCTGCGCAGGGTCAAAGCACCGGCTACACCAACCTGGCCAACCTGGCTGGCACACTCGCGCAGAACCAGACCGGCGTTGCTGGCAATGTCTTGAGCGGCAACGTCAACGCCAACAATCTGGAGGCCGCAGGCAAGGCAGCTGGTGCCAAGAATTTGCTCGGCGCCGGATTGTCACTGGCGACGCTTGCGATGGGTGGTGCCGGCGGCCTCGGCAGTATGCTGGGCGGTC